AACTCCTGAAACAGAAGAAGAGTTCAAGAAGTTCTTAGTACAACAAAGAGATGCTACGAAAGACTTAGATCGTAATGCAGATTGGTTTGACTATCTGTTAGATAAAGACTTTTGGAAGACATATCCAATGTGGACATACTCAAAGATAGATGGTGAGATATGGTGTTGTGCAGCTGTGCAGAAACATAACTTTCCTGTTGGGATCTATAGAGTGATGACTAGATTATATGTTGCACCTAAGTTTCGTAAGAGAACAACAGATCTTTTGGGTCCAGTACAAAGGTCAGTATACAAAGCAGACTGGCCAGCTAAGTCTTACTATTTGTTTCCAGAGCAAAGAAAGATGGCTTCAAAGGTACATACTTTAGGTGCAAACAAAATGATAATGACAATGGAGCACGTTCAAAGGATACGTCCTCTAAAAGTCATTTGTAGGTTTTTCAACCAAGCATATGATACAAGTTTTTTTGTTGTTCCAGATAAAATGTATCAAACATTTCCAGATGAAAACAATTGGAAAGCATGGCAGGTATTAGCTACTGAAGGTAATGAACCTTATGGTATGAGATACATTACTGTTGATGAATGGAAAGAAAGATTTCCAGAAGCTACTTTGTCTCTTCGAGCGTAGCTTTTTCACCATATACTACTATACAACCCATAGCTCCACCCATACTAGGTGCAAGTTCAATAACGTGTATGTTATTAGAATCTTTGTTTATCCAAACCATACCTATAGTTTTGTGAATAGGGTCACTGAACTTAGATAAGAGTTGTTCATTCTCATCATCAGTGAACATTTTTAACAGCGCATTAGTTTCCAAACACATTACTGGTTTCATAGTTTGCATAGCTGGTGGTTTTTGTTGTGCAATCACTGTAGTTGTCAAACCAAATAACATAGCTACTACAGCTAATAGTTTATACATTGTATTTCTCCTTGTATAGAGATCTATATTCTTGGAAGAGATGAATATAGTCGTCTCTTTTTTCTATAAACAACTGCGGTTCGTCTTGTTCTACAGCAATAACAGTTACAATCCTCGATATAGGAATCTTTGTTCTTTCTTCAAACATAACTGCGTATGCTGCTTCTTGCATAAAGTAATTGTGAATCCAAGACCTCTGCTTTCTCTTGTTAGCTGTCTTGAAGTCAATTATTGCAGGCTTACCTTTGAAAGTACCAATACAATCAACTCGACCTGCAGTCTCAAGGTAGTCGCTATACAATGGACATTCTATTGCATATACATTTTCAAGATAGGTATCTAATATAGGTTTGATCTGTTTAAACATGAATAGATTAACAGGAAGCACGTCTTCAAAGTTTAGTTCTTTATTGCCAACGTAGTCTTCAACTAACTTATGTACCTTTGTACCTCTACTAGAGGCCTTTGCAGATATCTTGTTAGCTTTTTCGTTACCTACTCTTTTACGCCACTCTTTGATCTTTTGAACTGTGGCTAAACTGCAAACAGTAGTTACAGATGGATACTTGTTACCATCTGGTGTGATGTAAAATCTTTTTCCATTCTTGGTTTCAGATTCTAGCTCATCAAACTCAACTAGAGTATGTTTAAACATTATATAGTTTACTCTTTTCAATAATATATTCTTTGACAATACCTGATCGTACGATATCATCTATACCAAATTCAAAACTTGTAAACGATCTAATGTTATTTAGTATTTTTAGAAAGCTCAATAATCCATCCTTATCCTTACTATCAGATAAGTCAGATTGTCTATAATCACCACAAAATATTATCCTACAGTTGTCTCCAACTCTAGTGATTAAACTGTCAAGCTCATGGAAGTTCATATTATTCATTTCATCAACTATGATAACACAATCACGAAACGTAGTACCTCTTACAAAGCTAGTAGTAATAAACTCAACCATATTCTTGTGAGATAGTATATCATATGCATCTCCACGACCATACAACTCTGAGGCTATCTGTCTATAGGGATCCTCATAAACCGCAGCTTTCTGCTTCCAATTACCAGGTAAAAAACCCATGTCTCTTGTGGGAACTACTGATCTTACAATATATACTTTTTGTGGACCAGTCAACAAGTCTTTTTGACTTGCCATAAACTCTATCTCATTCAATGCAAGATACATTGATAGAAATGTTTTACCAGTACCAGCCATACCATGGAGCACTAAGTGATTACCTTGATCGTATGCATCCATAACATCAAGTTGTGTATCAGTAAGTTTAAACTTACGCTCTATGTCTAAGATATTAAATTTACCTGTGGTCATGTGGTGACCATCAAATACACCTTCTTGTCTAAGCATACGCTTTTGACGTTTAGTAAGTCTACGTGCCATCATACGTCAATCGTATTTCCAGCACCAGATCCTTTCTTAACTGTCTTGAGTAGGTCCTTCCAGCCAGAATCTGTTTTGAATCCTCCAACTCCTCCTACAATCATTGGAGCTGTGACTACTTTTTTTAGATGAGGTTCTTGTACTAACAGTTTCTGAAGCTCAGTCCATTTTACATTGACATCATATGTCTTACCAGTCTTGGTATCTTCAATTGTGTATATTGGCATTACACTTCGTCTTCTAATTCCATAATGTAGTTGATATCTTTGGTGCGTAGTGCATTTTTGATACGGTTTTCCTGTTTCCTAGCTAAATCAGCTTGTTTAAACTTTATAGCTTTGATCTCATCCTCTTGATCGTATTCATATGGGGATGACATTGTAATCTCCTATTCAGTTTGAATTTGGGGGAATGCTTTCTTAACAACGGTTGGAGAAACGCCTTTTATACTTCCCTCTTTCATTTCCAATACCAATAGTGCATCTTTAGGTGCAACAGTTTCAAGTAGTTGAATGAATACAACTTCTCTCTTAGCTGGCGGTACGTTTTCAAGTACATTACCATCTACAGAGATGAAGTATTTCATCTGACGCATCTTACCAATAAGAGCACCTTCTAGGTCAGTGCCTTGTCCATCCTCATCAACACCTTCTGCAGGAGTATAAGGAGGTTTACCTTCTGGTAAGAGCCATTTTATACTTGGATTGTATGTAAGCTGGAGTAAGTCAATCAATGCAGTTGACTCGTTGTTTTGTAGAATCTCTGCTTTGATTTTTACGTTCTTTGATTTACGAACTTCATCAATAATCTCATACAGAGCTTTAGTATAAGCCATTAAAAATCACCTATGTTTTCCATTAATGTTTTCAATCTTTTGTTTACGAAATATCCATAGAGTTGATCACGTTCTATATTGTGTTCTTGCTTGTACTGAGAGATGACTTCATTCTTTATGAAGTCTGGAACTAAAGACAAATCAACAAGTCTTCGGTTTCTGTTCCAATTTGTTTTATGTTCAGTTAAGCTGTTTTCAACTTCTTCAATATTTCTCATATCAATAAAAGTATTTAGTACTTTGGATCGCAATGGTTTTTGACGACCATTGATAAAGCAATCATCTTTAGATAGAATGTTTGGAACACCATCACCTCTATCTCCTTTGCATATGTGCTCTATCAAATATTTTTCTGGATTGTCAAACTTGATCCATCTCTTACGAACAGGATCATATTGACTGACATTACTGTACTTGTGTAGTTGTATAAAGTCTTTATCACCAGACATAATAAGTATTGGTTTTGATTGTCCATTCATGAGATGAGAACCCTCAATGTCATGTATAATCGTACCAATTATATCATCTGCTTCTGCAGTCTCAATCTGTATAACTTTATATGGAAAGTACTCTTTGATTTCATCTCTTATGGCATTGAGACATGCAAACAGATTACTCCAATCTAAGTCAGACTCATTACGAGCTTTCTTACGATTGGCTTTGTAGTAAGGGAATGTCTTTTTGCGCCAGAAGTTTTTATCATCACAACAGATAACCAACTCGCCATAGTCTTGGTAGAACTTGTTTCTGTATCCTCTCAAAGAATTCAGAACCATATGTCTTACTAAGTCTTCATCAAGTTCAATGTTGTGGTGACTTCCTATCTGTGCCATCAAGTTGGAAATCATCACTTGGTTCATATCAACTAATATCATAACTACTCCAGTGTGTCAGTTTTCCTCTTCATCGAAGTCTGCAAAGTCAATATCAGCTTCTTTCAAGTTGATAATATTTTGAGCAAATTCCTGTAAAGGATGTTTTTGTTCTAATGATCTACACATTGCAGATTTTATTGCTTCGCTGATCAATACTAAATCATATTTTATTTCTGGATCACTTCTAAGATCAAAACCATGGGTCTCTAATGACCTAAAGCAGTCAAATGCAAAGTCTACAGCATGTTGCTGTATAAACTTTAATCTGATAGCTTCAGCATGAGCCTTTAGTTCTTTTTCTGTTTGAGGAACATGCGGTTTGTAGTTCTTTACTGGGAACTGTATTACGTTTGACATAGCCGCCCTTTGAACATTGTTATCCATGTTATTTAGGCTTCCTCTTAGTACGCACTTTCCTCTTTTTTGGCTTTTCTTCAATCTTACGGACTCCATAGTACTCTTCGTCCATTTCTTTTGTCCAGAGACCAATATCATC